GGCCGTTTCGCATTAGCAATATCGCGTCCTTCACCTTTGCTAATTTGCCACCGTTTTTGGTTACGGTAAAGGTCGTTTGTGTTCCGTCCGCAGAGAAGGTTTCTTGAACGACTTTGATATTATTAGGAAACGAATCGAACCAAGTAGCAGCAATCGAATCTGTCGGATCTGGAGTAAAGTCTAAAGTAAACTTGCTTTCTTGCGGATTGTATTCTGATATTTTATCTATGTCTAAAAATATACCATTGACATAAACAAACATTTCTTGTTTACGACTTGGAATGATACCACTATTTTCGGTACAAGTAAATTCGGCAGAAGAACCGGTTGGAGTAAATATCTGCTGATATATACCATTGTTTGTGACTTCTCCACGACCGTACCAAACAATAGAAATTCTATCTCCAGTATCAGGAGTAAAGGTTAAAGTCAATGTGCCATCTACGGCACTATGAGAAGCAATGTAAGAATCATTTAATAATAATCCATTTCGATACACATTAATGTCCGTGGTTACGTCCGGTAATTGTCCGTTATTTTCTGTTACCGTAAAGGTAGCTGAACCTGATGCCGTGAATACTTCTTGATATATTGCTCCTGTATTTAATTCTGCATCAGTCAATTGTTCATCATCATTATCTGTAATTACTGCACCACCAGCTGATGCAGAAGCACCTACAGCTCCGAATGAAGCCGTTACGCGATAATCTCTACTTAAATAAACTAATGACTGTTCAGTATATGACATTTAATCTTCTTTTACTTTCCACCAAACACCTTTAACTGCATCCTTAAATAAATCGTATGTACCACCTTGAAATATCCAATATCCACTATCATAGTTAATCGCAAAATGTGGCTGGAGAAATGCCGTATCCGGATTGTTCATTATAAAGGTAGTCTGCATAAATTTCTTAACAGGTAATAATTGACCTTTAATTACTTCATTGCAAAGGAGTTGGCTAATGTTTTTAGCAGTACCGGTATTGCCAACCTTCCAACCGTTTTCGGTTATTACCCATTCATCAGAATCATTCTTGACCTCTAAATGACCCGGACTATTCAAATTCGGTCCATCTCCAATTATAGTAGTAACCTCGTAAGTTTTGTATGCGACATTATCATTGTCAGATTGGAATCTGATTATATCGTTTTGGTCTGAAAAGAATCCGGTATGGATGTATTGCAAAAAGGTATTTGCAGCTTCATAAGTTACTGTGTAATAATCTTGCAGAACAGGAACAGAACCACCTTGTAAAATAGAAACTAACGGATCGATTCCGTATTCGCCATAAACATTATAAAATTCAACCTTTACGGATAAATCTCCATCTGCTGGTATATTCGGAATAATCAATTGGATATTTTGAATTTGCTCCGCTTGGTTTTCAAATTCAACCTTTGGTACAATAAAGTAATAATATCCTTCTGATGTATCCCAAGATGCACCGGTTAAAACGTTTTTATTGTATTGCCTTGTAAATGTATTTTGATAGTAATGATTTGTTACCGCTCCTTCAATCTTTATCTGTATTCTAAAAATTATATAGTGAGAAGAAAAATTAGTGTTAGAAACCGTTTGAGTGTATGTGGAATAATACGCCAACGTCAAATCTAATTGCAATATTGAATCAAAATTATTGCTTTGTATATCTTCAGCCGTTTTAGGAGTTTCATCGTTATAATTCCAAAACGCACCAGCTAATAAGTTCCTTGTAGCTAAATGTTCATATTCGACTCTGGCATATTGCAAAGGAGAAAAGAACTCAAAACTACTTCCAGCTAATCTATATATATCAGTAGTATCTGGATTTGATTGGTCGTGGTTAATACTGTAATCCTTTGTGCCTCCAGTTAACGAACCTAATAGCGGATAATTATATTCATATACGGAATTGGCATTAAGATATTCATTAACTTGAGTGATGTAATATCCTGTCGCAGATGATAAAATTCTGCATCCAAACGCCTTGCATATTTCATTCAATACATCGTAGCAAGATTTATAAACGTAATTACCTTTAGTGTCAATATGGTAGAATGCTCGATACGGAATTCTCGCCTTTGTTAATACTGTATTAGTTGATGAATAGGTATATTCCTCACTATGCCAATTAATTACCGCAGACCATAATGGTTCTGTGAATGATGCGTAAGCGTATCCAACACTACCTAATTTTAGGAATATATCGTTTATGTGTTTGAATATTGTAGCCTTGCCAGTATATGGAGAACCGTTGTTGTTGTAATCGATGTTTTTTAAGGTATTTAAACCATCCTTTGCCTTTAATGTAAATGAATAGCCTAAATTCAAATCTACGTCCTCAATCGAAACTAAATCGGTTAAAACGTATCCAACCCATTTATAGGTTGTTTCCTGTCCTAATTGATTAGTTCTAATATAAACGAAATATTTATTTTCATAACTCGATACCAAATCTTCCACAAACGCATTCAAATCCGCAGAGTTAATGAACATATCTACGGCAGCTTCACTACTAATTATAGTATTAAACCTTTCATCGTCATTACCACCAACATCGTATTTAATTTGGACTCCAAGACAATCAAATTCAATAGGTGTGCCGGTAAAGGTTGATTCGTGTATCTGAATTTGGTATTCAGCACCAGCCTCGCTAAAGAATGTTGATATGTATTTTTCTGCCATTATCTATTACGATTTCTTTCCGCTCGTTCAACAACTAATAATAAATCCGATCCTTGTAGTTTCGTAGATGCTACGAATCCGTTATTATTTATAGTTCCGGATAACATACTCCTCAACTTATCCAAAGGAGCAACCACCTCCGGATTCGATAGACTCGTTCCACTTCCTTCTCCAACTAATGCCATAGTTGGTCCGGTTACTAATCCCCCAGATGCGAGTCCGGGTATGCCTAAACTACCACCTAATATTTTTCTAAATGAAAACGCGCCACCAGCAGCACCAGAACCCGGAAATAATATATTCATTATTGCACTTAATATAGCTGCTTGCGCTACGGCTTTAATTAAGTTTACTATTAAATCCTTTACGCCTCTTACTAATGCCTTGAATACATTTTGCCCGGATTCTAATGCGTTAAATACGCCATCTATGATTGGTGTAATTGAATTGCTTAAAATATCAAAGGTTGCGTTTACCCTGTCGGTAATACTGCTATTTTTTTCTAACTCAGTGTTATAAGTCCTTAACTGTTCAGTAGCATTTTCAAAGTTAGGTAATAATGCAGTTGTATATGCTTGACTTTTATCAATAGAACCAGTAAATGCATCTCCACCACCGCCACCGGTTACGGTTGTGGTTGGTTCAGTTCCGGGTATTACTACATTAGCAGCTTCTTGTTTAACTCCAAATATGGCTTTTTTAGCCCTATCGATAAATGATTCTATTTTATTTTCAGAATCTGTAAAGTTTATTTCTCCAAACGCATCGCTAACTATTGAAGGTAAATCAGTTAAATCATTTTTTAATTTATTAAATGATGTCCTAATGTTTTCAATATTACCTGATTTTATTGCACCCAATAACGATGTAAAATTGAATAATTGTTTACCAAGTTGCAACATCAAAGTACCAAACGCAACAAAGGTTTTGAGTAATCCATTTACTACCTTTCTTACGTTTTCAAATTCGTAATACATTGCCCCAATCAATGCAACAACTCCAATAATAATTCCAGTTGGACCAGCTAAACCAATTATCATTTTAAATAAACTCCCCATTGATTTTGCCAACCCACCAATAACAGTTGCAAATTTGCCGATTACAAAAGTTGCAGGTCCAATTGCAGAAACTATTAAAGCAATATTAATGGCAGTTCTTTTTGCTTCTGGTGATAATTCATTGAACCTTTCAACTAATGCGTCAATTAAATTTGTTAGTTGCTGAATCCTTTCTCCTAAATTTGTTGATTCTATTATTGATTTACCTAATTCGGCAAAAGCATTTTTAGCTGCATCTTTAAAGTTGCTTATTCTACCTCCTAAAGTTCTTGACTGTTCCCCCATTCCGTTAAAAAACTTACCACCTTCTGATGCAGTTTTTCTTAAAATACCATTTAACACTTCAAAGGTTACTCCACCATCTGCTACAAATTTATTAAATGCTTTACCAGTCAATCCGGTCTGTTCTTGCAACATTTCAAATACTGGAATACCCCTACTTGCAAGTTGTCGCAAGTCTTGTGTAAATGCAACACCAACTGTTCTTGCTTGTCCGAGAATTAATGCAATATCGTTAATGTTACTTCCGGTTGCAGCTGCAATATCCCCAAGGTATTGTAACGAATCTAATGCTTCATCAGCTGCAAACCCAAAAGCCATTAATTGAGAAGATGCCTCAACTAAATCTCCGACCTCAAACGGAGTTGATGCAGCAAATTTCTTAATTCGTTCAAATACAGCTGCACCAGCTTCGGCTGATCCGGTTAGAACTCGTAATCGTGCTTCAAGTTGTTCGAACTCGACTGCACTCGCAACGGCAGCACCTCCAGCACCTAATATTGGCAGAGTTAATGCTTGAGTTAAATTAGAACCTAAACGTTCCATATCGCGTCCGAATTTGTTCATCGAACGCTGCGCCTTGGATAGATTTTTTTGGAAATTTTCTATCCTTAACCCTAATATTACGTTTAAATCCTTTGTTGCCATTACGCTTGATTTTTGCCGTGTTGACTTCTCATCCACTCGTCCATTCTGCGCCTAAATTCTTTTTGATGTTCAGTTACAATTCGTTCTTTTGGCTTTTCTGTTTTCTCCCAATCAAATTGAATCAAGTCTGTCATTTTTATTTTCTTACCTTTCCCGGCATAAGGCTGGATTCCAATCGTAGCTAACCACCTTGTCCGTTCCCATTCGCCTTGAAACCGTAACCGTTCCCTTTCATTATAACCTTTAATTGCGTCCATTATGTCTCGAAAATCAGCGGAATAAAAATCTTCCGTACTCATTCCGATTTGACCGATTGCAATCTCTCGAACCTTTGTCCAAGTTATACTTTCACTTGAGTCTGATGCGCTTTCGTTCGGCTCGTTTTCGTTTTTTTTTCTGCATCTGGCATCGAGTTAGAGAACAGCTCCATTACTCGATTAATCGCAGCCATATCCTCGTCAAATTCATCACACATATCCTCAAACGTCCAATCAAATGATTTACCTTCCTTTCGATGTCCATCCCTTAATGCTTCGTATATTAGCTTTAAGGTATTTTTGTAATTCAATGTTTCCTGACCTAATGTTAAAATAGAAATGCCCGTTTCCTCCTCGAACCGTATCAGGGTTGCATTTCCGAAGGAAACAGGCACTTCCGTATTGTTTATTTTTGTGAATCTAACCATTGTTATCCGTTTTTGTGGTGTGATTAATTTTAGTTAGTTCCGCGATATACCGCACCAGAGATTGTAAAGGTTGCGGATACAGATGTGTTATCTTCCACCGGTGTGTTTACTTCCCAAGATGTGCAATACGCGGAGAAGGAATAGAAATTGTATCCAGCCGTGTTTTCAGTCAAAGTCAAAGCCAAAACTGTGCCGTTGTCTAAAGCATCAAATAATACATCAGGTTGAACGTTAGAACTTGTTTCATTATATAACGCTTCAACTGTTAACGTAGCCGATTTCTGTCCGGGTTTGTTACTAACCCAACCACTTGAAGGAGAATCTTTTGTCAAGATGTTTCTCATTTCTCTGGTAACTGATAGAGTAGCTGATGTAGCTTCTCCGATTGCCGTTGACCCATCCTTATAAACTCGCAGGTCTGTTCCGTTAATTATGTCATTTACTGCCATTGTCTATGATTTTTAATTTAAAATAATTTTTTGCGTTTTTTAATTTTAGGTAATGGGATTTCTTCCTTTAATTCAACCGGTTCTTTCGTTTCATCCACAAATCCGAATGGTAATATCTCAACACAATATCCTTCTTCGATTAGCTCCTATATGCACCATACGCCCAGCTTCAATCCATTTGTTTGTAGATGGATTAAACCAGTCTTTTATAAATCTTACTTCCATTATCGTTCACGTTTTAATCGTATATCAAAATCTAAACTTTCCCAAAACACGCCCAAATCTTCATCGTATTCGCCATCATTTTGCCCCTGGAAACGGATTCGTTGGATGGCTTGGCTTTGAACCGTTCCTGTATAAAAATCCAAAGCGGATCGAACCGCATTTGATAAAGTTACATTGGCGTCATATTCTAATGCGTAGCAATCGATTTGTACCGAAATAGTATCTAATGGACTAACCCCATCTTTGGTCATAGTCGGCTCCTGATTCGTGACCGTATAAACGCAGAAAGGAAATGCCGTATCTTGCGCAGCAACAATTGGAAAAATGCGAGTAGAAACCGAAGCAGATACCGTAGCATCATTCGATAGAATGGAGTAGATTGCTTTTCCGATTTCATTAGATGTTGCCACTATGCTACTTTTTTAAGAGTTG